TCATGAACAGCGTCAAAACCATAATGAGCCTTAATCTGAGAGCCGTAATCACCATCACCAGCAGCAATAGAGATACGATATAATTTATCTAATGCATAGGCAGCACGGAGGTTAGCAATATTAAACACATTACCTGAACTATCGGAACGTATAAGAGCACCAACAGTACTAGAAGCCGGAACAGAATTACCATGCCAAGTTAAATTAGAAGAAGTACCAGGGAGAAAATCATGACCTTTTAAATTAGAATTATCTTCCAATTTCAAAACAGAGTACATATCAACAACGTCAGTCAAATAATCAGCACCTTGAAAACTAGGAGACAAAGAAGTAAAATAATCTTTATTCCAATTACGATAACGAAGAGTCGAAGAATTCGTTGTAAGATCATAGATACTACCAAAAGAGGAATCTACATTATAAGCAGACGGGTCATTAAGCTCATAAAGAGGATTACGATAATAGTCAAAATAAACCTTTTGGTAAGCGAGAAAACGAAAAGGATTGACAAGAAAACTATCAATAACAGGAACGAATGTTTTATAGTTAGATGAATTAAGACCATAACCTAACATATCGAAAAGACGAAGACGGTCATTAGATAAAGGAAGACCAAAAATATTTAAAGTAGGATCACCAATTAATCCCTTAGCTGCATTGATGATATTAAAAGAAGGCAAAGCTGCTTTATAAGTATTTAAAGAATCAATAGAAGAGATTTTATAATCAGTACCAACGATAAACTGATTAAATTGACGGCATAATGTACGCATAGGAACAAAATAAAACTCAATATGCTGTTTCAAACGAGTAAAGGCAGCACTATTTAATGGCATAGTGCGAACATAATTAGCAGGACTAATAACAAAATGCTCATTAGGATTAACCTCAGAAACATGAATAGGGAGAAGCATTCCAGGCGCAATAGAAAATACGTCGGAATGAGACAAGTCAAACGCATTACGCTGCAAATGAACTTGAGAAGACTTTTTACTAAATACTGATTTCATAACTTATAAATTTAAATTAAACTTGATTAAAACCGAGATATAACTCAGAATACTTTTTCTTTTTATCATTTTTAAGAATACTATCTTGTAAACGAATACGATAATTTTTATCAAGGATATTATTATTCATAACAGAAATAAAATCATCAGAAATACAACCGTCATAATAAATATCCTCATATTTAAAACCGAAATCGGACAACATATTACGTAAAGATAAACCACCGACAACTAATTTAGAATCATAATCATCTTTAGTACAATATAGAGGTAACTCTTTCCACACAAAAGGATAAAAGGACAAAAGAGAAAATTTCAATTGACTAGAATCCTTTAAATAATCAGACATAACTTCGAGATTGCGGAGCATAGAGTTATAACAATATAATTTGTAAGAATCGTACAACATACCCATTAAATGAATAATATCGGAGGGAGACAAACAGACAACTTGCGAACCAACGATAAAACCATTTTTATCACGTTTGGGAATGGTAGTAGGCTTATTAGCTAAAGAGACAATATGCTGAAAGAACCGATAATCTTGATATTTAAAACTAAATCGGCAATCAACATAAGCAAAACCTATGCGCTCACTATTTACATACCGTTTTGTTTGTGGGTCAACACGTTTGAGGTACTTGCCATCTCTATACTTTTCATATAATGATAGTTTATAAGAATCATCCGAAACGCTAAAGCCTTGGCAGGGAGGGAAGTATCTAGTAATAAACGAGTAGGGTAATATATCATAGGAAGCTTCCTCAATACAACCATCTTGGACTCTAGGTACTTCAAAAAATCGGTTAACGAGTACGTCGAGAATTTCTTCTCGAGTAGTTTTGAAAGAGCCGATAACTGGGTTCTTAGAAGCCAAGTGGAACGGTTTGGTATATTTAGTTCGAAGAACTTCGCACAAATTGCTGTTGCCAGCAACATACTTCGCAACGTACTCTGGAGCGGAACCGCTGACGAGTTGTGCATCAATTCTGGAAGGAGCACACAACGTCCAAGTCGCACGAATAAGCCTTGGCAAGTCTCTACAGATTGTAGGGTCATCGGTCCACAAGATTCCGTGATAATGCGGACGTTTGGTGCAGGGACCATACTCGGAACAAATAAAGTAACGCAATGTTTTTTGTTCTTGGGATAATTCATAATCATAATCTATTTTTGAACGTAAACGCTTAAGAAATCGTTGAATATCTTCTTTGCAGACAACAGCAAAACAATCAGTAGACATTTTTTGAGGAAACTGATAATCAGGTGTTTTATCAAAGAACAAGTAACGGGAACGCACAGAGCCATCACGCTTTTCATCACGATTTTCAAGTTTCCAAACATGCTCACACTGACGAACCATTACAGGCAAATGTTCATTATCATAAGTGAGAGTGAAAAACAAACTATATTTGTGCTGTTTGCACTCACGAACTATGCGAGAAGTTAAATCTGTAGCATACTTATGTAGACAATATGGACATTTACGACACTCAACATAAAGAACCTCATGAGTATATTTGTTAACTATACGTTGAGGATTGTAACACTTTTCTGATGGCTGATAATCAGCCATAGAGCGAATCTTGTATGTCTGGTCTCTAATACTAATCATAATAACAGAATTTAATATTTATACTTGAAACGTCTAAAATAATCACTAGAATGCTGAATATGAGTGGTATCTTGAATCAGAATAGTTGTTCTGCCAGAACACTCAACAGCACGGTTAGAAGAGCAAGAAGTCAAAGCAGTAATACCAAGATAACTACCAATAAGACCTAAAGCATAGATTAACACTTTGATAACAATTTTCAAAATTTCCTTTTTCATAATTACAAAATTTAAACGAGATTGAAAAAATCACGATTATCATATGAATAGATAATATCAGTAAACTGCACATCTGGACTCACAAAGGTATCGTGTATAATAGTTAAAAAATTGTCTACATAATCGGGATTAACCGCAAAATGTAAAGACCGTATATGATTAATGTCATTATACATAATCACACAACGAAGAAATTGCTGCAAATGTAGTTTCTTTTTCATAAGCCAAAATATTTATTTTTACATGAATAATATATACCAGAAACACCATGTAACTGATTTCGAAGGCAAATATAAGCATTATTTTATTATAACCGGTATTATGATAACGTTTTTTAATTAATTTTACATTGTTTCACGTGAAATGCAAAGTCTAAGTTTACAAAATAAGACTCTAGCAAGATTAAATATATTTTCTGTCAGTTTTCGTATATAAGACAAGAGGGGTTGCAAACGACGGGAGCGGTTTGCCCTAACGGGAAAACTGATAAAATGTACAAAACAACTGTAGAAATAGTCTGGCTTCGCCAGCTTTCCCTGCTTGAGTGTTCGACAATAGAAAATGTGAAAATGAACATAATCTAGACGTTTAAAAAGCTCCTTCGTCGCAATTTAAACGACTAAATTATTGTCCATTTTCTGCTTCGCCGGGCGCACAACATAATAAACGTCACGACATGGAAAATTTGCCTACGCAGAATTTTCTGATGTCGCAACGTCTATTATGTTGCGCTCAGAGAACTAACGATAACTGGCGATTAGGGCTTGCAGCCCTATAACCTGCCTTCCGTCTGGCGCACGGAAGCGAGCGCGTTTACGCTCCGCGGGGTCTGCCGACGGCTTTCTTTTTGGCATTGCCCAAAAAGAAACAAAAAGGCTAGTGTTTTTCATAGGTATTGATGCCTAACGGATAGAGTAAAAGAAGCTGGGTTGTCGTATCCTTTAACGGATACTCGCACATAAAAAAAAAGGCGCACACACGTGAGACACGCGCGCGCACCAATTTTATTATTTAAAGACGGTAAAAGGTGACCAAGCACCAATAGTATTACGACCAAATTCACCAAAGGCATGTAAACCACGATAAGGAGCAGACAAATCTTTTTTAACATTCCAATCAGACATACGTTTTTGATTAGTAAGCATATCAACACCAAGTAAAGTCTGTTTAACTAAAGCGTCTTTAGTACGATTGAAAACATAATTTTGACGATAAGTAGACTGCGTTTCATTCCAAGCGTGATTGCGAGTACCATAATCATTAACATTGGCATTAAGCCAAGAAGCACGAGAAGACAGAAGAGCAGCAGCAGCGTAATTTGCGGCAAGAGCAGTCTGTTTCTTGTTCCAATTCTCTTCGGACTTCATTTTAGCAATACTTGCAACCATTTGGTTAATGTTCATCTTACCAATATCATACTGTTGTGGTTGAAGATAATGCTGTTGAAATTGCTTCATGGCAACATCATAAGAAGTACCGACTTGTTGTAGTGCATCTGTAGCAGTCTTGATGTAGCTTTGACGCTCCTGATTCTTTGTAATGTTCATGAGAGATTGCATAGTACCATTATAAACTTCATTAGCCATCATCTTTGCTTGGTTGTCATAACGGAGACTATTAACACGGTACACAAGAGACTGAGCGTCAAAAGCATTTTTCAACTGCAAGTTTTTAGCTTGCTCGGCTTTAATCTGGTTATCATAAAACGCATTTACACCGGATTGAGCAGCTTGTGAAAGGGCATTACCGAAAATTTGACCAGACTGACCTTGTAACGGTGAAATCACGGGTTGTTGATTAGCTAAATCAGCAGAAGAAAGAGTACCCTCTGCATTACCAGAAGTAATGTTGCCAAGAGCAAAATAAGGATTGATACCTGCAGCACGGAAACGAGACATTTGGGCAGACGGGTCATTATAAGCATTCTGACGATTCCATTGCTGCAAATTCCATTCATTTTGCTGATAAGCCAACTCTTTATTTAAGGAATTCGTTTCACGAACGGCTTGTAATTGTGCTTTAGCAGCCTTATCAGAAGAAGACGAACCAAACAGACCACCAAGCAAACCAGCAGCACCAGAAATAAGAGAACCGCCTATTGAAGGATTAATTTTAATTTTCATAAGAAAAAATTTAAATTAAACAATAAAACAATAGAAGCACCCCAAAGGGGTGCAACTATTAAGACGCAGGAGCAGGGTCAGACGAAGCAGGGTCAGACGAACCAGGGTCAGACGGAGCAGGGTCAGACGAAGCAGGGTCAGACGAACCAGGGTCAGACGGAGCATTAAACTGCTCAATAGCGGATTTTAACATATCACCATACTCAGACAACTCATCAAGAGACTGAATAGAACGAGGTTTAAGCAACTGCAATTTAGTCTCATCGTCAAGCTTATCAAAGGATGACGCAGAAGAATTATCTTGCAAATACTGCATAAGCTGATTGCGTTCCAACTCATTTGTAGTATTCAACAAACGAGTAAGCAAATCAACTACATGTCCGGTTTCTTCATTAAGTGGAAACATTACTGAAAGTGAATCATAATCCAAAAGCGAATCCTTACTCTCTGGAGGATAAGAATCGACAGAAGGACAATAACCAACAGCCAAATACAATTTTAGAAAATAATCTTTAAAATTCATAATCAAAAATATTAAAATTACAACATAGGTTCACCACTAACACTCATAGGTCGTACAGCTTGAACGGAAACGTGACAATCACAAATAAATGGGTCAGTAGGTTCAGTACCATCATAAGAAACAGCCATAATAGGGTTAAGAATACGAGGGTCAACTTTAAGCGAAGCATTACTAATAAACACAGAAGAATAATCAGACTTAACAAACAAAGGATTATTACGAGGAGAAGCCCAAGAACTAAGAGAACCGTGAGTATTAAAAGAACCATGAACCTTATTAAATGATGTCTTATACTCCATGTAACGGTTAGTAAAACCTATAATATTATTAATAATCCTATCTTTAGGATTAGTAGGCGATTTCGAATAAACATAAAACGACAACTCAGAAGACTGTATAGGCTGTTTACCTAAATCTTGGAATTCAGGCTGGAAATACTGTTCACGAGAAGTCTTCATATTAAAAGCATCAACCATAGAGGACTGATAATCAGCCTCAGGAACAATAGATAGAATACCAATAATAATACCATGTTCACGAGAATCAAAAGTGAAAGAACCTTGATTAAGTGAAACACCTTTGCCTTTAATATCACCAGAAGTAGCCAATAGGTCACCAGATTCATCAGCAGTAGTAGCAGTAGTAATAACCTCAGAAATCTGGATAGGAGCAGAACAACCACCAATAAACTGAGATTTCCAATCGTCATGAACAGCGTCAAAACCATAATGAGCCTTAATCTGAGAGCCGTAATCACCAT